GGAATAATCCTTTCTTATGATTGAATAATTCGCAGTTGAGGCCGGACTGTTTTCGTAGCAAAAAGATCTTCTGGTAATCCAATCATTTCGCAGTAATCACCAATGTTGAGCCGCGACAGTTCAAATAATTTTGTTCTGGTGAAGATTTGAGAATCAACAAGCAATTCTTCGGCATCTTTGAGCAAGGCACTCTGCTCAACTGGAAGTTCGCTATCCAAGGGCTCTTCTTTCCGAATGTGCATACGCGTCATTTCGCGGAAAAAATACTGCTTTCTTGCATCGTCGATAAGTTCGAGGTCATGGCAGTACATAATCATGGCGGAAATAGATACACGCCACCGCTTTTTTAAGGCGATAAAGCGATTTAAGGTAGGACAGCCAACTTCAGCGGAAAAAATAGCAGGGGGCATCAGAAAGGATTTTGCAAAACGCCATGCCTGTTTTTCGATTCTTTCAAAGTCTGCTTTAGATAGAAAGACATCGCTCGAAATATTTTGATGCAAAATAACGTGCCCCAATTCATGGGCAAGGTTAATGAGATCACGAGAACAGGTTTGCTTATAGGTGTTGATAAGGATGTAGGGACGTCCATTGAGAACAAGTGAACAAGCATCCATTTTTTCCGCAGGCAGATACTTCCTAAAAATGATAAATCCATTATTTTCTAGGAGTTGGGTTACATTGTCGATGGGACCGTCACCCAATCCCCATGCCCGACGCAGATTTTCGGCGGCGATGTCGATATCTTCGTCGGTTAGGTCTAAAATATCCGGCAATTCGATTTCAGGCAAATGCACTGGCGGAAAGTCCAGATAATTTTCATAGCGTTCAACCTGTTCGCGCAAAATCTGTAGCCAGCGATAGGACATTTTTCGATTTTTTTCTTCATTGGTTTTCATGTCGCGGAAAAAAATAGGACGAGACGAAAGATCTGGAATGGCGGAAGAGTATATGAAGAAAGAAGCGGGAAGGTTGAGCGCTTTTTGAATGCGCTCAACCGTTTCTTCACTTGGAGCTTGAGTGCCGTTTTCATATTTATAAATAGATTGGCGCGTCACTCCGATCTGTTCAGCCAGTTCGGCGACGGAAAGCCCGCGCAACTCTCTGCCTTCTGTGAGACGACAGGACATAGTGGTGGGGGCTGGCATAATAAAGTTCCTCCTTTACGGTGCGAATCAGGCTTTTTTGAGAGAGAGCGTGGTGGTTTTGACGACGGTCTCTTTCAAAGACACAGATTCTCGGACGGCGATGTTTTCGGTAGCGTAGTTCTCAAGGTTCAAATCGTCGAATTTATAGAAACAGCTCCATGAAAGCTGATCGACGCTGGGACGCCCGATGCAGATTGTTGCGGGAGTGACGCTGTTCTTCCGACGATCAGGCGCATGAGTGATAATGTACAACGGTGGACAGAGCTCATCGGATTGAAAAATACCGGGTAAAACCTGCTGGCCATAATAAAATTGATCAATGGTTTGCTGACGGTATTTCGCCTTGGGTGGTTTTGACGTATTGTGTCCGCTTGCAATCATTAAGATTGCGTGACGGGTCCGTATTTCGAGATGCTTAGCGGTTTTGCCGATGTTGTTGGGGCATGAAAGGGTGACACCGGGAAATCGCGCTTCTTCAATAGCGCGAAAAACGCAAGGTTCAATGCAAACGTGCCGCGCATAACCATCGCGCTGGATGGATTCACAGCCGTTTTGAATGACAAATCTCTTGGCCTGTTCGTAGCCGGAGAAGATCGCACCTTGGATGGTCGTGAGCAGAAGCGGATTTTCATTGCAGAGCTGTTTCAGGTGTTCTTCCATTAACAAAATTCCTCCGTTTTTGTATTTTTGGCGTCAATAAACCCTTTAGCCTATAATACAACAAATGGAGAAATTTGTCAACCAAAATACGATAAATGAATTTATCGGTAAATCTTGATTGCCGGGATTAGAAAAAATCATTGTTCAATGAAAATTTGAATCACCGATGGTTCTCGAATGACCATTTTGCTGATGCCCGCAAAATGGTTGATGTTCCGATTAGCTTGCCAGAGCTTGTTCAGCACGGATTGTTTCGGATTCACGGTATTCCTGTGCGGTGGCTGTACGGGTGAATTCAACGGTTTCGCTGAAGTTCTGCTTGACGCAAGCCTCAATTTCATCCAGCGTTACATGGAAAAATTCACGGCGCAGGTTGACGAGGTTTACACGGCGAGAGGCGAAAGCGTTGTGCAAGGCGTTTTCAAGTGTGACAGCATCTTCGGAAAAAATGAAGGCATGAACGTCAAAACGAAAAGGAACGGAAGCATCACCGAGTTCATCTACTCGGTCTTGCGGGTCGAGACGACGGGTCATGCCAATCTTATAAACGTTTTCTCCAAACGAGCCAATATTCGAGATAATGTAGACATAGCCTGCGCGGGCTTGCTGCTCGCGTTGGGCGACATTGGCAAGGTCGCTTTGCAGCTTTTGAGTATATTCATTCAGTTCAGCAATGCGAGATTGTATCGTTGCGGATTCTTCCGGCGTTGCAGATTCCAGTCGAGAAGAGAGGGCAGAAAGCTCATTGGCAACGTGCTTTTGGTCTTTAATGATTTTTGCCCGGCGTTCCTGCAATTCCTTTTCGAGTTTCGCTTTTTCTCGTTCATCTTCACGGATTTGACGGATCCGTTCTTTTTCGGCCTGTTTGAATTGTTGATAGTCATAGGCGACGGTCAGCTCGTTGAGCTTCAAGGCAATGTACTTATCGGAAATAGAGATATTCATGCGCGAACCGATTGAGTTGATGGATTCGGCTGATTTCTTGATTTTTTCTTTAGAACTATCAAAATTCAAAAAAGAAACATGGTCGATGATAACGTCGCATTCTCCATTGAACGCACGAAGCATCAGACGCATCCAATCGTTTACGAGCCGGTTGCCTTCAGTTACGCTTCCATTATAGGTGAATTTGGTTGGAACGATGCAGGCGGTTTTATCATGAACCATTTCACGTTGCCTGTCGCGAACGTTTTTGAGTTTGTCTTTGTAGCCGTCAACCGTCGAAAAAACGAATGTTGGTTTGTAAAGCCCGACAGCCTGATATTCGTCATCAGATTGAGAAGCATTCCCGACAGAACGCGAAGGTGAAATATTAGAGGAGAAGATTTCAGACTTGACAGGCTTTGCGCCAGTCAAGGCAGATATAAGCCAGTAAATCAAAGTGAAAGGCCAGAACGCGATCATAAGGATTGCTTTGATTGCAGACCATAAGCATCCGCTATCAGAAGAGTTTTTCTTATTGGAACGGTTTGGAGCACTGGAACGTCTGGCTTTCTTTTTCATCGTATGTATCCTCCTCAATAGAATTTCCTTCGTACTTCGACCAGCTTCCCATAAATGCGAACGGGAAGGTCAGATATTTCCTGCTTTGAATAGAAATGAGGCTCATATACTTCGGTATTCAGACCGATCAGCATGATCCCGTCCGGCAAAAGCCGGACTTTTTTTATTGTTGCCTCTTCCCCATTGACGATGACCGCGGCGATTTGTCCGTTTTCAATGCTTTCCTGCCGACGGATGATTGCGACATCTCCATCTTTGATATCGGGAAGCATGGAGTCGCCTTTGACACGCAGAGCGACGAACTCGCCCTTCTTTGCCATGTCCGCTGGAATTTCCTCCCAGTCCTCAATATCCTCGATGGCCGCCAGCGGGATTCCAGCACGGATTGTACCGACGACAGGGATTCGGAAAGCGGCAGGAGCTTGAATAGAAGCGCTGTCGATGATGTCGGTTTCGCCGAGTAAGTATTCAGGGGTAACATGGAACTTTTCAGCGAGTGTTGTGGCACAGCGCCAGTCGATATTATTTTTTCCAGATTCCCAGAATGAAACTGCGCTGGGAGAAATGCCGAACATATCAGCAATTTCCTTTTGCGTGATACGGTTAGCTTTTCGGAGTTCCTTTAGTCGATTCATGATCTCACGCCCTTTTATTGACTTTAATCAATATGATTTTATCTTTAATTCAATGAAACGTCAATAAAGTTGACAAAAGTTTATTAAAATCACGAAATCATATTGACAAAAGTAAAATCTGATAATATAATGTTGACAGAAATCAACAAGGAGGTGTGATGAAAATTATGAACCGAATCAAGGAACATCGCGAACGGCTTGGACTGTCAATGGCTGAACTTGCTGAAAAAATCGGTGTAGATGCTTCGACGGTTTGCCTGTGGGAACAGGGAAAGCGAATTCCAAAGTACGCATCAATTAAGAGAATGGCTAAGTTGTTTGGTTGTTCTCTTGGTGATGTTATTGATGTTGATTAAGTTAATTTTAATCAATATTAAACGTCAAGAAGTGTCAAGAAATGTCTGTTTTGAAGGCAGAGAGAACAGATTTCGTTCGGAAAGGAGGCGGGAACGTGAGCGAGCCAGCCCATCAGATTCTCAAGGATGCCCGAAAGGAAGCGGGGCTGACCCAAATTCAGGTTGCGGCGCTGCTCAGTGTGTCTGTTGAGCAGGTCAAGCGCATGGAGCGCGGCGATTGGATTCCAGAGATGGCCGACGTGGACATGATGGAGGAGCAGCTTCGTGATGTCGGTTTGTTCCGGCGCTGGGCACGGGCGCAGTACCCCGAAATCGTGAAATACTTCGGTGCGTCCGATAGCCGAGAGTTGGGGTTGCTCGGTGCGGTCGTCAATACCAAGCATCAGATCGACGATGTGCTCAAGCTCCAAGATAGAGTGGAGCGGGATGCCGTCGATGGACAGATTGACCCGACGCTGCGGAACAGCTATCGACAAGAGCTGGAGGAAGCCAGAGAAGCCATCGAAACGGCATTGGGTCTCTTACAAATCTAGGAGGAAAGCGGCATGAAAGTGAAGCTGCTCCACACGGAGGAAGTGGCCAAGGTCTTAGGCGTAAGCCGCAGGACGGCCAGCGACCTTATGCGGACAATGCCGTGCGTCAATATCGGAACGAGCACCACAAGGCCGCATCTGGCCGTGCTTGAGCCTGACCTTGATGCGTGGATTCAGAGCCGCAGGACGGTGCGCCAGCCTGCCCCGGAAAAGCGAGAGGCTGGCAGAAGGCGGAAAGCCACGACAAAGCTGCTCGTTATGGACGGGCTGCTGGATGAGAACGGGCGGATAGCCCGGAGAAGATAGGAGCGAAAACCATGATTTATTGCAAGGACAATAAGGAACTGCATCTTTCTGGAACGGCCGATTTACTGCTTGCACAGGCAACCGCCGTTGCCATAAATGTTCTCAAGGTGGCCTGCGCAGGAAGAAAAGACGAAATGCGCAAGGAGATTGTCGAGAAGTTTGTCGAGCTGGTGGTCAAAGACGTTTGCGGTGAAAAATCCAAGGTCAGTGACGGCAACTGCCTGATTAAAGTCGAGAACGGCATTACAACGATGGCCGGAAATGCGAAGGATATCCTTGAAGCGCTGGAAATCTGTGTCAGCGTTGTCGTGAAAACCTTGGCGGGTGAGGATGAGGGCAAGGCTGGGTCGCTGGTTTGTGAGTTCATATCTCATGCGACAGAACGGGTGATTCGCGATGATGTAAAGACAGTCGAGAAAAGAGGCGGGAAGAAATGCTCGAAAAACTGATTGATCTGTTCTGGGCTGGCGTGAGCATTCTGCTTGCGCTCGGCATTGCCGGAGGCGTGTCATTCTTCATTTGGGCGGCGTGCAAGCTCAAGAAGGAAGAACAACAAAATGCGGCGAGACAATAAAAAAGAGATCAGCATGGAGAAGATGCTGACCTCCGCACCGCATTCAGACCAGAAGTGGCGCTTTTGTTATTATAGCAGATTCGTCACAGAAACGTCAAGGAGGTACGCAATGAGTGAAGCGGAATACGCCATCCTCGATCATCTGGAAAGTGTTTGCAGGGAGTTGCGAACTATGATTCGCATCACCGAAAAAGGAGCGTTGCAAGACGTGCAGCTTGGCGATTTGGTCAGTTGCTTATATACGGCGCTGGACAGCGCTGTGGTTGTTTGCGACGAGTACCAGAGCCGCGCGGAAGCCGCAAGCCTTGAAGAACTGGATTATTGCGAGGCTGTGTGATGGAGATACAGTCAAGGCCGGAGCTGGCATTTGATGAGCAGCAGCATTTGTACACGCTGGGCGGGCTTGTTCTGCCGAGTGTGACGCAGATTATGTCTCCGATGAGCAGCATGCTCTATGCAGCAGTTCCGCAGGCGGCGTTGGATGCGGCGGCAGACAGAGGAACGCGGGCGCATGAACAGGTCAGCAATTATGTCAGGTATGGTGTGCTTGAAACAGATGAAGATACTGCGCCATACGTCCGAGCGTTCCTCCGTTTTTGCAAGGATTATTCGCCGACTTGGCAGGGCAGCGAGATTCGCACCTATCATCGACAGATGATGTATGCGGGGACGCTGGACTTGCTGGGGCACATCGAACCCGACGATGGGCAGGGCGTTGATGTGGTTGATCTGAAATGCACCGCGGCTTATCACAGCGTTATGCTGGCCACGCAGATTGGCGCGTATGCCCATGCGATGCAAAGCCACGGCATGAAGATTCGGCGGCTGTACGGTTTACAGCTTATGCGAGATGGACGTTATCACTTCGGGCAGGTCGATGACGGATATAAGAACTTTTTGCATTGCATGGCGATTTACAACGCGATGCAGGCGGAAATCAGATAGGAGTGATGTACATGGAAGCCAGAGCAACAGACAACGTTTTGCAGATTCGGACACTTGGTTCGCTCGGCATCGAAGAACAGTTGACTGCTTCGGGTCAGGCGATTATTGAGCGAGCCGAGAACATGCGAATCGGAAATGCGCGCGAGTATGAGGACGCGGCGGCGTTCCTTGTGGAAATCAAGAAGCGCTCCAAACAGATGAAGGAATACTGGAAACCCAGCAAGGATGCGGCGAAAGCTGCGCACGCCCGTATCTGCGAGCAGGAGAAGGCCATGCTTGCGCCGATGGAACGGGCAGAGAAAACCATCAAGGCGGGTATGGCACGGTATCAGACGGCGGAAGCGGAAGCCAGACGCGAGGCAGAGCGGAAAGCCGTCAAGCGCCAGCAGATCGAACGTGACCGTCTGATGAATGAGGCGGCGGAGGCCGAGCAGGCCGGGGACATGCACGGCGCGGCGATTTCGATGGCGATGGCCGAGATGGTGGAGGACATGAAAGCATCCGTGCTGGTTGCTGAACCCGCGAAGGCGGTCGGCACAACCGTCAGCAAGCGTTGGAAGGCACGCGTGGTGGATGAAGCTGCCGTTCCGGCCTATGTGAATGGTATGGAGCTGCGGAAAATCAATCAGACAGCGTTGGATGCACTTGCCCGAATGAGCAAGGGCGAGGCCAGCATCCCCGGCGTTGAGTTCTATCAGGATACAACCATCAGCGTAAAGGCGTAAGGGAGGAACGAAAAACGATGGAAGAACTCGAAAATTTGCAGGTCATCAATCCGTATGCGGTTGCTCCGGCGAACGGTATGAGCATGGATTCAAAACGCCATGATTCCGGCAATGCGGTTGCTGCCAATGCAGAAGCTCGCGCGGTATCCGAGGTCAAAGCGCAGGTGATGATGGCGCGCCAGTTTCCGCGCGATCCGCTTTTGAGTATGGATTGCATCTTGCGGGAATGCGAGCGCCCGACGCTGGCGGATGCGGCGATCTACCTGTACCCGCGCGGCAATGAAATGATTTCTGGACCATCCATCCGGCTGGCAGAGGTGCTTGCCCGAAACTGGGGCAATGTGACCTTCGGTATGGAAGTGCTTGAACGCGGCGTAGCCAAGAATGGCGTTGGATTCAGTGCAATCCGCGCGTTCGCATGGGATTTGCAGACAAACACCTACGTTTCACGCCATTTTGAGGTGAAACATTGGCGGTCTACACGTTCGGGCGGCTATAAGCTGACCGATGACCGCGATATCTACGAACTGGAAGCCAACATGGGCAGCCGCAGACTGCGCGCCTGTATCCTTCAAATTATTCCCGGCGATGTAACCTCGGCGGCGGTTGCGGCCTGCCGAAAAACATCATCCAACGGGTTGGTTGAGATTATGAAGGACGAAAAAAAGCGCGCAGACCTCGTGGCGAAGATGCTGCGCATTTATGAAAAGCTGGGTGTGACGAGGACGGATTTGGAGAACTACTTGAACGCCAAGATTGACGATTGGAACGCTGACCACATGATCAAGCTCAAAGAGCTGAAATGCAGCTTTGATGACGGCGCGCTGACGCTGGGCGAAGTATTCCCGCATCTTGGAGGAAACGGGAAGAACGAGACGATTACCAAAGAGCAGATCGAGAAGATCATGCAGATGGAGAAGGAAACGGGGCGGCAGGGCGAAATCAGCGATGCGCTCAAGCGTATGGGCATTGCCAGGGTTGCCGATATTCCGGCAACGCGCTTTGATGAAGTGGTGCAGATGGTTCAAACATTCATGCCGCCTCAAAAGCCCAAACAGGTCGAACAGGCCAAGTAATAAATATGCGGGGGAGATTCCCCCGCGTCGTGGCGGCGTAGCACAAGCAATGCAGCGCACGGTGGATAGTAGCGCCGAGCGCAGATATCGGTTTAAGTCCGATGGCCGCCAAAGCAGAAGGAGTCGAGCTGAAACGGTAGAAAAGGCGGCAGAAGAAGGGAGGCAGAGTGCGCTGCCGGACACAAAATCAAATAGCAAATTCATACTGGCAGCCGGGAAAGACCGGCACTATGCTGCGCAAACGGTTTTGACAGTGTTCTTCCCCTTTGGCACTGTTGCCGGCTCAACTCCGGCGCGCCGCACCAGCGGCATGCTGCCGCACTTAGACCAGAAAAAGCAAAAAGGAGGTGTAACAGGTAAATGCGTTCAGAAAAAGCCAGAGGGTTTGTCCTTGACTTTGCCGATGTGGAAGCGCTGAACAATGAGCTCGAACCTGCCGACGCGATGGCAGTCATTGTGGCGTTATCCAGATACGCGAAAGAGGGTAGGCGGCCGGAGAAGGGCGAGCTTTGCCCTGCGGCAAGTATGGCATTCACGCTGATGGTGCGCAACGTAGATCGGGGGCTTGAGAACCTCAAAAAACGCACGGAAAGCACGCGCAATGCTGCAAATGCACGTTGGCATCCACAAAGTGCGGCTGGAAAGCAAACGTATGCAGATGGATGCGAACGCATGCAAACGCAAGGAATGGAAGCATTAAACATGCAAACGGATTCGGACGGTTGCGGATGCACACATATAGAATCAGATAAAGAATTAGAAAAAGAGAGAGAGGAGGATATAAGCAGCAAGGGCGAAACGAGCAGCCTGCCCCCGCCCTCTGGTGAAACGGAAAAAGGTTTGCTGGAGCAGATTGCCATCAATCGGGAAATCGAAGAAGCAGGACGAAAGGCCGGAATTTTCCGTGAGGATTGGGACACTGCATCGCCGGATGCCCGAGACGAGCATGAGGATTTCATGCTCATGCTGGAGTTCCCAAAGGCGTGGGTGTTGGAAGCCATCGAAAAGGCGCGTCGTGCGCATAAACAAACCTCGCGCTATGTGCTGGGGATTCTTCGAGCGTACCGCAAGCAGGGCGGGTCGGATGATGATATTGCACCAGCCGACCACAGGGCTAGGGGAAAGCCGTCCAATCAGGCTGCGCCGCCCATCTGTGAAACGAAGGACGGCAAAGATTACTACGAGGGGTACGAGTGCCTGTGAGTGAGGAGAAAACCACTGCCTATCAGGCGACTGAAAGCGAGAGAGCGATTATCGGGGCTATCCTGCGAGGCGATATTCTTCCGCGAAATATTGAGCTGACGCTTGAAGATTTCACGGATTTGATTTGCCACGAAGTTTTTGCCGTCATGCAAAGACTGGATGCTCAAAATAAGACATGCGACCTCGTTACCGTTTCGGACGCGATGCCGAATTTCGATTCTACGCTACTGGTTGACCTGCTGCAAAGCGGCATGCCGTCGCTGGTGCTGTGTGATCAGTATGTGGCGAACGTCAAAGCGGCCGGCATGCGGCGGGCGCTGTGCAAAATCGCTCAACAGACCGTAGAGCTTGCCCGAAACGAGCTGACTGATCCTGTCAAGGCGGCGGAAGAAATTCGCGGGCAGATTGATGAATTGGCGAAGAATGGGCCGACCCAGGAGATTGTTTCCATCCCGCAGATGATTCTCAATATGCACGACTATCTGTTTGCCGAACAGAAAACGGATGACAGCATGCACACGGGAATTGGGCGGCTGGACGGTGTGCTGGGCGGCGGGATTCGAGGCAGCAAGCTGTGCATCATTGGCGCAAGGCCATCCGTTGGCAAATCGGCATTGGGGCTGTTTATCGCTACCAACGCGGCACGGTCGGGAAAGCATGTCCTGTATGTATCGCTTGAGATGGACGAAGCCGAGCTGTATGACCGCATCATAGCGCGTTTTTCAGGCGTGCCGGTGGATGTCATTGAAGCGCGCAACTTTTCCGATGAGCAGATTCAGAGCGTCGTTGCCGCGTATGCGGAAATAGGGCAAATCCAGCTAAGCATCAGCACGCAGGCACAGACCCCTTTGCAAATCCGTTCCCTTGCCCTCAGACAGCGGCAGGATACGGGGCTCGATATGATTGTCGTGGATTACTTGCAGCTGCTCAGGAGCGGCAGAAAGACCAACAACCGCGCGGAAGAAGTCGGCGAAATTTCCAGAGCGCTTAAACGGCTGGCGATGGAACTGAAAATTCCCGTTATTGCCATGACGCAGATGAATCGTCAGTCCGAAATGGGAATAGGCGAAGGCGGGCGGATGCCCAAAATGAGCGAAAGCCGAGAGAGCGGCACCATTGAGCAGGATGCGAATCAGTTTTTGATTCTGCATGCGCTGGATATTCGAACTGTCCCAGAGCCGTGGCAGCAGATGGCCGAATCCTGTCAGGTGAACGGATGGACATTCATGCTTATCAACGTGGCGAAGAATCGAAACGGTCGAAAGGGTATTTTGCCGATTGCTTTCGATGCGCCACACATGAACTTCTTCGCATTTGAGCGAGACACACAAGGAGGGTAAAACACAATGAGCCAAACCTTTGGCAACCTCAAAGATCTGAGCCGCCTGATGGGAGGCGCAGTGCAGGAGCGCTGGGAAGATGCGCTCGGCAGAATGACGCGCAACATTCTTGACCCGAACACGGAGCCCAGACGGGCGCGCAAAATCACGATGGTGCTGACTATTAAGCCGACCGAGAGCAGGGACGGAGGCGAGATGTCCTTTGATGTGAAAGAGAGTTTCGCGCCGCCTACGCCTGTGAAGCAGAGCGTTTTCTTTGATCAGACGGATGACGGAACGATTTATGCGACGCAGAAGTTGAATCAGGTGGCGGGGCAGCTCGACATGGCCGGCAATGTGCAGCCGGAAGCTGTCAGCATGCCGATTGGCACGACGGAAGATGAACCGCAGGATGAACAGGGAACGATGCCGCAGATTGTGTCGTTCCGAGCAAAAGAAAGGAGCCTGTAAATTATGGCAAGCATTGTTGGCGAAATGAAGGAAGTTCCACTGTTCAAGCTGGGAGAGCTTGACGCTGAGGCGATGCGCTTCCTGTACGAGCTGGGCACCAAGAACCGTAGCTATACGGTGCAGGAGATTGACGGCCGCATGTATGTCAACACGAATGATTTGGTGCGTATCAAAGAACCGTTTCCGGCGGTTCTTCCGACTGTGAACATCTTCACGCTGAGCGGTCTGGTGGATTATATCCTGAACGACCCGGATGGTCAGCTGGATAAGTTTGGAAATTTGGTCGTACAGGTGACCGACCCGCGCAAGGTTGTGCTGTACGGGATTAAATGCAGTGATGATTACGCGGTTCGAGCTGAGCTGGCACGTGTCGTGACCGACAATGAGCCATTCGAGTTCGGGCGGTATATTGGGCAGGAAGAATTCATCGTGCAGCTTCAGAGCCGGTTTATTGAAACCGACAATTCGTTGGAAGTCGGCAAGGTGGTTGGCAATTTGAGCGTAGAGAAGGGGACAAACACCAGCGACGACGGCATCAGTCAGCGTGTAACGGTGCGTGACGGCGTTGTGCGGGTCAGCGATGTGGTCATCAAAAATCCTGTGTATTTGAGGCCGTTCCGCACGTTCTGCGAGATTGATCAGCCGGAAAGCCCGTTCATTCTGCGTATCAGGAACAGCGATGGAAAGGGCACGCCGGAGATTGCGCTTTACGAGGCAGACGGCGGCCTGTGGAAGCATCGGGCGATTCAGGGCATTCACGCGTATCTGGATAAGGCGCTGGATAACTTGGTAACCAGCGGCATGGTTACGATTATCGCATAAACAAAAAACGTCCTGTCCGCGTTAGGGGCGCGGGCAGGACATTCCTCAAAAAACCGTATTCATTATATCAAAAGAAAGCAGTGAAGTCAAATGAGCGAGATTGTCGTGGATAACTTCGCAGGTGGCGGCGGCGCATCAACGGGTATTGAAATGGCAATAGGCCGCAGCGTGGATATTGCCATCAACCATGACCCGGCGGCGATTGCGATGCACAGAGCAAACCATCCGACAACCGAGCATTATCAGGAGGATGTTTGGAAGGTTAATCCCGTCAAGGCGTGTGCGGGGCGGCCTGTGGCGCTGGCGTGGTTTTCGCCGGACTGTAAGCATCACAGCAGGGCGAAAGGCGGAAAGCCTGTCAGCAGGCATATTCGAGGGTTGGCCTGGGTTGCGGTAAAGTGGGCGAAAGCAGTGCATCCGCGCGTTATCATGCTGGAAAACGTAGAAGAATTTCAGGACTGGGGACGGCTTGATAAGGATAATCGGCCAGATCCCCGATATAAGGGCGAAACTTTCCGGCGGTTCGTCAGCCAGCTTGAACGGCAAGGGTACAAGGTCGAGTACAGGATGATGCGGGCGTGTGATTATGGAGCGCCGACCATTCGAAAACGGTTCTTCCTGATTGCACGCTGTGACGGAAAACCGATTGTCTGGCCTGAACCGACGCACGCGGCGCCAGATAGCTTTGAGGCACTGGCAGGAATGAAAAAACCGTGGGTGCCGGTAGCTGATGTGCTGGACTTCAATCTTCCATGCCCTTCGATTTTTGCGACGAGCGAGGAAATATTCAAGCAGTACGGGATTCATGCTGTTCGCCCACTTTCGGAAAAGACCATGCGTAGAATTGCAAGAGGCATTGAAAAATTTGTTTTGAAGAACCCGTCGCCATTCATTATTCAAGTCAATCATGGTGGTGAAAATTTCAGGGGACAGGATATCGAAGAACCGCTGGATACGATCACGGCCAAGCATGGCACGGGCGTAGTCATGCCCATGATGATTCAGTATCACGATGAGCAGGGCAGCGAAGTGCGCGGGCAAACGATAGACAAACCGATTATGACCGTGGATGCTTCAAACCGATATGGAATGGTTTCTGCATTTATCAGCAAGTTCTATGGCACGAGCAGTCCGGCCAGCGCGGCGGATGCTCCATTGCCGACGGTAACGGCCATCGACCATAATGCGCTGTGCGCGGCCTATGTGACGCAGTTCAACAATAATTGTGATGGGCAATGCGCAGATGAACCGCTCAACACCATTACGGCCAGAGCTGGCCATTTTGGAGATGTTCGAGCGTTCCTGGTCAAGTATTACGGACATGGAGATAATTCGGCATCCTGTGAGAAGCCCGCACCGACGATTACATCCAAAGACAGGCTTGGGCTGGTTACAGTGTGCGGGGAAAAATATCAGATTGTGGACATCGGGCTGCGGATGTTGACACCGCGCGAGCTTTTTGATGCGCAGGGATTCCCTGAAAACTACATCATTGATGTAGATGTGGACGGAAAGGCTTATCCGAAGGCGGAGCAGGTCGCCAGATGCGGCAACGCTGTTTGTCCGCCGATTCCGGCAGCGTTGGTCAGAGCGAATCTGCCGGAACTTTGCGGTGATGAAAAAACGGAGGCAGCGCAATGAACTACACCGATTTTTTGAAAAGCAAGGTTGTTGTTGCGCCGAAAAGCGGATTTGCAATCGACAGAGGCCAGCTTAATCCGGAGCTGAAAGGCCATCAAAAAGATGCGGTGCAATGGGCGATTGCCGGAGGGCGGCGGGCACTGTTCGAGAGCTTTGGATTGGGCAAAACGGCGCAGGAAATTGAATTTTGCCATCAGGTTGTTATGCACGAACGGGTAAATGATAACCCGAACGCGAAAGCGTTGATCGTGCTGCCGCTGGGCGTGAAGCAGGAGTTTAGCCGCGATGCGCTTTTGCACTACGAAGCGCCGCCATACATCAGGACGCAGGCTGAAGCGGATGCATACGACGGCGAGATTGTGATGACGAACTACGAACGAGTGCGCGACGGAGACATTGACCCGAAGAAATTCTGTGCGGTGGCGCTGGATGAAGCGAGTGTGCTGCGGAGCTTTGGAAGCAAGACCTATCAAACGTTTTTACAGAAATTCCGGGGCGTAAAGTATAAGCTGGTCTGTACGGCTACACCGTCGCCGAACCGTTATAAGGAATTGATTCATTATGCAGCATTTCTTGAAGTGATGGATTCCGGCCAGGCGCTCACGCGCTTTTTCCAGAGGGACAGCACGAAGGCAAATCATCTGACGCTATATCCACACAAGGAGCAGGAGTTCTGGTTGTGGGTGGCGAGCTGGGCACTGCTGATTTCAAAGCCGAGCGATTTGGGATATAGAGACGAAGGCTATGATTTGCCGAAACTGACGGTGAATTGGCATGAGCTGTCTGTTGACCATTCGAGCGCGGGAACGGATAAATTCGGGCAGGTCAAGCTCATCCGTGACGCATCGGTATCCATTCAGGATGAAGCACGAGAGAAACGGGAGAGTTTGAACGTGCGCGTCGCCAAAATGGCCGAGATTGTAAACAGCGCGCCCGAAGATCATTTTATTCTCTGGCACGACCTTGAGAGCGAACGCCATGCGATAAAGGACGCATTGCCGGAGGCCGTAGAGGTTTACGGTACACAGGATCTAGACGAACGGGAACGGCGTGTGGTGGATTTCTCGGAGGGAAGAACACGGCTGCTGGCAACGAAGAAAGAAATCAGCGGTCAGGGCTGCAACTTCCAACGGTATTGCCACAGAGCAATCTTTTTGGGAATTGATTATAAGTTCAACGACTTTATACAGGCTGTTCATCGCATATACCGTTTCCTGCAAACAGAAGAAGTTGTAATCGACATTATTTATGTCGAGAGTGAAGCACAGGTCAAGGAAGCGTTGCTCAAAAAATGGAGGCAGCATGAGGAGCTTCAACGTCAGATGGTTGCCATCGTCAAGAAATACGGGTTGCATGATGGTCTGATTATGGAGAGGATGTGCAGAAGCATGGGTGTAGAACGGCTTGAAATTTGCGGAGAACGGTATAAAGCGGTGCGCGCCGATTGTGTAGAGGAAACGGCAAGAATGGCAGATAACAGCGTGGATTTGATTGTTACCAGTATTCCGTTTTCCAATCACTATGAATACACGCCAAGTTATAACGATTTCGGCCACAACGAGGATACGGAGCGTTTTTTCGAGCAAATGGATTTCCTGTCGCCGAATCTGCTTCGCATCTTGAAACCAGGGCGCGTATTCGCCTGCCACGTCAAGGATAGGGTACTTTTCGGAAATGCAACGGGGACGGGCATGCCGACAATGGAACCATTTCACGCACTGTGCATTGAGTATTACATGAAAGCGGGATTCCAGTATTTCGGGATGATCACCGTTGTCACCGACGTGGTGAGGGAAAACAACCAGACCTACCGCCTCGGCTGGACGGAGCAATGCAAGGACGGAACGAAGATGGGCGTTGGATGCCCGGAATACATTCTGTTGTTTCGCAAGCTGCCCACGGACACGAGCCGCGCTTATGCGGATGAGCCTGTGGCCAAGAGCAAGGAGGACTACACCCGCGCACAATGGCAAATTGATGCGCACGGCTATTGGCGTTCCAGCGGCGACCGTCTGGTTGGAAAGGCCGAGCTGGCAACTGCACCGACGGACAAACTGCAAAAGCTGTACCGTCAGTTCAGCAGAGAGAACGTATATAGCTATGAGGAGCATGTCGAACTGGCAAAGAAGCTCGATGCGGAAGGCAAACTCCCTGCTACGTTCATGGTGGTTGCGCCGGGAAGCTGGTCAGACGAAGTATGGGATGACATCAATCGCATGCGGACGCTGAATACGACACAGAGCCAACGGCGGGCGCAGATGCACGTCTGCCCGCTTCAGCTGGACATTGTAGAAAGGCTCATCAACCGATACAGCAATCCGGGCGATACAGTATTTGACCCGTTTGCAGGGTTATTCACCGTGCCGAAGCTGGCGGTGGACATGGGACGGCGCGGTGTCGGCGTGGAGCTCAACCTTGACTACTTCCGCGACGGCGTGGGCTACATGCGTGCGGCCGAAGCACAGGTTGCCGCGCCGACCTTATTTGACCTGCTCGATGAGAAAAATGCGGTGTAAACAAATGGAGTGTAGAGCGTTTGAGGACGGGCGGTGCACACGGTTTGAAAGCCCGTATATTGGAGAATCGTGTCCCATCGCCGAGCATCAGGAGATTTGCGTATTGGCGTACAGGGACGCATGCGGCAGATGCAGCCATGAGAATGATCCACAACCGACGGCGTGCATGTTCTGCATCCGATGCTATGCCCATGAGCCAGACAGATATGAAAAGACAGTGGAATCCGATGATGAGTGACATATTCGACAAAAAAGTATGAGGTTGGAAAATGGATAAAACGAAAATCGACTGGGCGGATGCAACATGGAACCCTGTTACGGGCTGTTTGCACAGTTGTTTATATTGCTATGCCAGAGGCATGGCAAAACGCTATGAAGGGCATGACCAGAGCGATGATTCAGCGATGTGCCGTAGTTCTTTGCCCTGCATTGAATTGAACGAGCCGTTGAAAGTGACGCGGTTGGACGGAAAGACGACAAATGCTCCGTATCCCTTTGGGTTCAAACCGACATTTCATAGGTACAGGCTGAATCAGCCGATGCGCTGGACGAAACCGCGCGATATCTTCGTGTGCAGCATGGCAGATCTGTTTGGCGAGTGGGTGCCGACGGAGTGGATCAGCGCGGTAATTGAGGCTTGCAAAGCTGCACCGCAACATCGCTACCTGTTCCTGACCAAGAATCCAAAACGATATATCAAGCTGATTCAAGCGGGCATATTGCCGCTGAACAATGACCGATTCTGGTACGGGACGACTTGCGAAAACCCGATGCAGGAATATTTCTTCTGTGGAAGGGCAAAAACGTTTGTTTCTATCGAACCGATTTTTGCACCGTTTACCGGGCTGAATTACTTCGACACGCCGCCGGAACAGCGGGTAGATTGGATTATTGTCGGCGCGGAAACGGGCAATCGGAAAGGCAAGGTTATTCCAGAAAAGAGCTGGATTGATGAGCTGGCATACTGTTCCGCGCAGCAAAAGACTCCAATTTTTATGAAATCGAGTTTGCGAGGGATTATGGGTGTCGATTTCGTTCAGCAGTTCCCGTGGGATAAGTAAAAGACCAATTTCGTGAGGTCACGAAATTGATATGAAATGGCTGAAAGCTACGGAGAAACAAAGATGAATGTGGCACTTCATGACAATGACCGTACCAGTTTTCCAAACCTAGCTTTGATGAAGATATCTGCCTATCATAAACAGCAAGGTGACAATGTGGAATGGTGGAACCCTTTGTTGACGTATGACCGTATATATAGCAGTAAAGTTTTTACATTCACCCCCGAAAACCCCTATCTACCGCCAGACGCGATCAAGGGTGGGACAGGATACGGAATGATGAATGAGCTTCCAGAAGAAGTCGATGCAATGTTCCCTGATTACTCGATTTATCCACGATGCCATCATGCTATCGGATTTTTGACACGGGGATGTATTCGAAATTGTCCGTGGTGTGTTGTACCGCGTAAAGAAGGGCAGATTCGACCATATCGGACGTGGCGAGAGATTAAACGCTTGGATAGTCGGGACATTGTATTCATGGACAATAATGTTTTGGCATGCACACATGGACTTGAACAAATTGCAGATATGATAGGACAAGATATACGAGTTGATTTCAATCAAGGATTGGATGCAAGAATGATTACACCAGAAATTGCACAAATACTGTCACAACTGAAATGGATAAAATACATCCGAATGAGCTGTGACACAGACAATATGCTGGTGATAGTCCAAGATGCGATTCGACAGTTGGGAAAAGTAGGTGTGAAGCCATACAGAATCTTTGTGTATCTTTTGGTACAGGACATTGAATCGGCGGAACGGCGTGCGTTGGCGTTGCGAGATATGGGAGCGGAGGTTTTTGCCCAGCCATATCGAGATTTTATAACAAGTAGAGAGCCGCCGCATGAATTGAAAAGGTTTGCACGGTGGGTGAATCGGAAAGAAATATTCAAAACGACAAACTATTTTAAGGATTACAGAGGGTAAGAAAATGAGATGTAAACATTACAACGCATGGGCAGGTGTATGTCGAAACGAAGGATGTCCATCTTTTCAAAAAAGCTGTAATGACTACGAGCGCCCAGTGATGTGTAAATACTCGGCGGAAAAAGAATCAAGGATGATTGCTGCGTTATCAAAGTTACCGAAAATGGTAACAGATGACCCGAAAGGCAATTTCGAGGTGATGCTCAATTTGGTCTATGGGAAAGACGGGTGGAGCTACATCCGTTATGGCGATGAGGATATGCAGATTACGGATTTTTGCTTCAAGGAGCTTTGTCCAAAATTTGGATGTCCAGAATTTGCAGATCAGACCATGACCTCCGAAGAACAAGACCAGCTTCTTTCAGACTGCGTCTTTGATATCTGCCCGGTTGCGACTGTATATGCAGCGCTTAGCGGATACAGCCACTTGCGCGACCGTTTGCGGAAGCATGAGGACGCGATGACAAACAGGGTGCTGACGCTGGAGGAAGTAAGAAACTCCGAAGTGGACACCTTTGGTACAGTGATGCACTGGCTTGAATTACAATTCGAGCCATACAAATACGAGGACGAAGAAATCACATGTGCCGTCTTTGCAGCTTCGATGTTTTTGGAAGATGACGAAACTGATGTCTTATATTCGTCTGCTGGTCTGCCTGATGACAACCTGCTCCAAAATGAGTACGGTAAGAAATGGCGCTGCTGGTTGAGAAAACCGACGCAGAAAGAGATGGAAGAAACTCCTTGGGAGGGAGCGACGACGAATGATTAAGATATCTGACCAGAACAATGAGTTCGGCGCGGTACTGATTTGCGCCGTGAGGTACTGCATCGGTCGGCAGACCTATATGCCAGGTCTGGTGATAGATTTCATCAGACCGTTGCTGTCGAAACTGGACAGCAAGACGCTGACGGTTATGGAAAGGGACATCATCGAGGCGGACAGTCTCGGAGATGAGCAGATCGACCAGCCGAGGTGGCTGTATTTCCTGAACGATATCAGAGCCGAAAAGCAGAGGAGGATAAAGCCGTGAAAATCTATCATTTCTGCGCCGACAAACTGCTCTGGCGTATTTTGAAGGATGGCCTGACGATGGGCGGAGTCGTTGTTCCAGAGAAGAAAGGCTTTGTCATGTATACGGGCTGGGTGTGGCTGACCTGTGACCCCGATCCGACGCATCAAAGCTGGGCAACGCAGAACTTTGTTCAGTATAGCCGGACGGCATGGCGGTTGACGATTGAAATTCCCGATTTGTGGCTGAAAAATATTTTCGATAGGCAGCAGCTTTCCGAAGCCGTTCCCGGTGCGGAAATTGTTTTTGATGGATATCCATATTCAGAGCAGTGGAGGGCTTTCGATGGACGGATTCCGAGAGAATGGATTAAAGCGGCAGAGAAAATGGAGGTGCAAGGTGAGGCGGATTGACTGGGGATTCATCGGCGTAATGGTCTTTTTTGCGGTGCTCATGTGCCTGATTGCCCTTGGCATTGTCGGTTTTGTTGAAAATGAACGCAATTCGATTCAGTGCGGAATTGTGGTGGATAAGGGCTATACAGCAGCCTATTCATCATATCGCTATGATGCGGATACGGGCAGGTCGAGCAGCACCAGCCATGGGCCACAGTACCGAATCTGCATTGAGGGGGAAAAGAACGGTGAAATCGTTCAATACTGGTTCAGCGCAACGGAAGAAGAATATGCAAGAAGCCGCATTGGCGAGTTTTTTGCGCGATGAAGGGAGCGAACGAAAATGAAGATTTTGGGCAGGCTGTTTCGTAAAAAGAAAACGGGGTACCTGACGATGAGCAATAAACCGACGAAGAAAAGAAAGAAAGCGCGCTGATGGTCCGGAAGCCCATTGGATTATTGCAGTATGTTGTTTGCAGTGCTTTTGGTCATATCTGTCATCAAAATTGACGAAAGCAAAGCGAGAGAAAGGAAAAGGACGCATGAGAATCATCTTTTTTCATCCCAATCAGGATGTGTGCGAGTTCATTTCTAATGCCGTGAAGCGGGAAAAGACTATGCAGGCCGCATGCGGCAAGCTGGAAGATCTGGCACAGCAGGGGAAAGTCACGGGCAGGGATGTTGTCGTGACTTCGGGCAACAGCTTTGGGCTGATGGACGGCGGCGTTGATTTGGCTGTTGCGCAGACGTGGCCGGACATCGAAGGACGCATCCAGACGAGGATTGCCCAGCTGTATGGGCCAGAAATGCCCATCGGGACGGCACTTCGGGCGAAAGTTGCAAATTCCCCCAATGTCATCTACGTGCCGACCATGCAGATTCCGATGGAGATTGTCGGCACAGATTACGTCTATCAGGCGGCGCGCGCGGCCGTCTTGACGGTGAAAAACGAGCTGAGCATGACAGCCGACGCGGCAGTGTTTATGCCGCTGATGGGAACTGGGGCAGGCGGAATGACGGTTGATTCGGCACTGTACCAGATGCTTTACGGTATTCGGGACGGGTTACGGGAATGGAAGAAGAGCGATATGACATGGATGCACGCCTATGATATGCACACGCGCTGGCATAATATGTGCGGCATCCCAGAAGATCACCCCAGAGATGAGCCGCAGCAGGAGAAGGGGGCTGTGCCGGATGAGTGATTCTAAAATTCACGAGTTCATTCATGGAACGGCATCGCTGGATGGCGGAATGGTAAGTCGGACGCGTTGTAAGTGCTGGCAGTGCGGGAAACCGTTCTATAAAACACCGCAGCATGCTTATAAACAGTCCATGAAAGCCAAAGGGAAAGCTGACGGATATGTGTATTTCTGTTCGTATTCCTGTATGAGAGTCACGCAGAGGGCACTTGACGAAGAAAAGCGTCGGCGTGATGAAGAAATAGACCAGATATGCCATACGGACGAAAAGAAACGGGGGAAAAAGGGGAATGAACAAAGTATTTCTGATAGGAAACCTGACGAGAGACCCGGAGCTGAAAAGTACGAGCGCAGGTACGCCCGTTTGCAACTTTACCGTCGCGGTGAATCGACGGTTTCGTAATTCTCAAACCGGGCAGCAGGAGACGGATTTTTTGAACGTTGTCGCATGGCGGCAGTTGGCCGAGCTTTGCAGCCGCTACCTGTCCAAGGGAAGAAAAGTTGCGGTGACGGGTTCGATTCAAACGCGTACTTATGAGGCCAAAGACGGCGCGAAGCGGGTAGCGTGGGATATCGTCGCGGAGGAAGTCGAATTTCTAACATCGCAGTCGCAAAAGAACAGCGGTAGTTTCGGCGCACCGACGAGCGCCCCACAGGACGGCTACATCGAGGCGGCCGGCAAGGACGGCAGGACGGATAGTGCTCCACAGCATCATGGCGACTACGGCGGGTTCACCGAGGTGGACGACGACCAACTGCCGTTTTAAGCGATAGCGTGGGGGAACGGAGGAAAGCATGCTGGAGATAGTGAAACTGATGGTGCTGGCGAGCGTGGCTTTTGCACTCGGAGCGGCGGCAATGTGGCAAGCAGTCTGGCAGGCGGCAGACAAAAAGGCGAAAGCTGCCATCGAATTGGCAGAAACGGCAAACAGGGCGATAAGTAAGGCGATGCAGCTTAGAAAGCTGGTTCTTGACCGTGCATTACTGCTGGGAATAATGACGGAGGAGGAGCGGAGCGCGTATGACGAAGACAAAACTGATGACGTACCTGTATGACTACCGTAAAATGTGTACGCGGATGGATGTGCTTGCGTATCGCATTCGCCGAGCAGAAGCGAGTCTGGACAGGGGGTCAGGTTTTATTGCAGGGACGCAGCTTGGTTCTCCTCAAATTACAGATATGCCCGTGGCGCACGGATCACCGATCAGCCCGACGGAGCGGACGGCTATGGTGCTGATGAATGATTTGCCGATGGCCGACATAGATAGTCTTCGAGCGGATACACAGGAATTGGAAAGCCTCAAAGCCAGAAAAAACATGCTTGATATCCTCCTCTCCGCGCTGCTGGAACGTGAGCGGTTTGTTATTATGGCGCATCTGGTCAGCGGGTTGCGCTGGCGGGAAACGGTGAAACGATACTCGGATGAATACGGGGACTGGATGACCGAGGGAGCGCTCAAGTATGTGATGCGCCAAGGATTGGAGCGCATGGTCGAGGTGTCGCAACAGATGAATGAGGCATAAAGAAAAGGCGTCGATTTCGACGCCTTTATTTTGTTTCATGGGGAAATTCGGAAGTCGAAGAACCGGGAATGTACTCCATGATGTCGCCCGGTTGGCAATGCAGCGTTTCACAGATGCGGGCAAGAACTTTAGGTGTTAAACCCGTACCTTTACCCATTGCGGCAACTGTCGTAGAAGAAAGTCCGACTTTTTGCCGAAATTCAGTCTTTGACATGCCCAAATCAATCAGAAGTTTCCAGAGCTTGTTAAAAGAAAACATTATATCACCTTCCAGCACCCATTATATCGCATGTAGGCTTCATGTGTAAAGAGAAAAAATCCAAAAAGATAAATAAAAAGTTTATAAAACATATTGACATGCGATTTAACATGGTGTATTATATGTGCAACAAGTTAAACGCAAAGAACAAGGAGATAAACGGGATATGAAAAAGCAGTGGATTGATTTCCCGAAGAGCATCTGCATGGAGAGCTTCAGCACACGCCTCAGACCTTGCTATGACTGCATGATGCGGTTCGGTGACCGAGTTCTGATTGCGCAAACGAACTGGCAAGGAGGAACGGAAGCTGCTGTCTATGGCTTCGTCGATGACCCGGAGGAGTGGTTCTCAGCGGATGAGTGCCGATTGGAGCTTTTGAAGGTTGCCAAGCAGACCTTTGAGGATGCAGGGCACGCAATCGAGTGGTGCATCAAGAACGAGCATTGAGAAAGTGAGGAAAAAAACGATGAATGAACCGAAGCGCGGAGAAATCAGAAAGGCAGAGAGGCTTGCTTGCAAGCTGACGGGTAAGCAGGACTGCCGCGTGACCGGCTATTACACGGAAGGGGCAAACGGAGATTTCCAGACCTTCCAATGCGAGATTTGTTCCAACGATATGGAAGAGCGCGAGGATGATATCTACATTGAAGCGTATCTGCCTGATCGCCGCAGAAGCTATGCACACGCCTGACAGTTGAGGTTTTCAGAACGCCCGGATGCTGGGCGTTCTACAAAGCCCCAAAGGCTGATGAAATGACCAACAGGAGGAAATGCAAAATGAAAAATGGACGATCGCTTATGGAACTGGCGCAGGAGTTGGAGCGCCAGAGAAACGCGAAGCGGGATTATCTGCTGGACACTCGTAACTTAGAGATGGGATTCGTCGAAGCCGGGGCGTATCAAATGATGATGCGCAATGACAGCAAGAACGTCAGTACGCTGTTGGGTGTTGGAGAAATTGCCCATCGTCAGATCGGTTCGGCGCTTGGCATCCCTGCTAAGTATTACGATAAGATGCGAGCGGAGAATCCCGAACTGCTGGCGCAGAATGTGAACAGCTGGTTCACGATGACCCCGCAAAAGCGAATGGTGCGCACGTTGGACGGCAACGCGAGGGCGTTTCTCTCCGAACGGTATCGGCGAATCGATAATGCCGAAATTGCAGAAGCTGTGCTTCCGATTCTTGCCGAAATGCCGGATGTGCGGATTGAAAGCTGTGAGATTACTGAAAGCAAGATGTATCTCAAGGCGGTAAATCCGCGGCTGACGGCGGAGGTCGTCCCCGGTGATATTGTGCAATCGGGCATCCTCATTACCAATTCCGAGGTCGGCATGGGCAGTATGTCTATTCAGCCGCTCGTATACAGGCTGGTTTGCACCAATGGTATGGTGGTTAACGATGCCAGAACGCGAAAATACCATGTTGGGCGCGGAAACGAAGCAGCGGAGGATTACACCCTGTACAGCAGTGAAACGCTGGCGGCCGATGACCGCGCGTTGCTACTCAAGGTAAGAGATACCGTTCGAGCGGTGGTAGACCAGACCCGTTTTGAACGGGTGATCGAAATGATGCGGGAGGCGAAAGAAGCCAAAATCACCAGTACGGACATTCCACAGATGGTGGAGCTGGCGGCCGCAGATTACGGCTTAAACAAAGCGGAGGGAAGCGGTGTCCTGGATCATTTGATTCGCGGCGGAGATCTGTCCTTGTATGGCTTATCTAATGCCATTACGCGAGCGGCACAGGATGTAGAAAGCTACGACCGCTCGACGGAGATGGAGAGCATCGGCTATACGGTGCTGGGGATGAGCAGGAGCGATTGGCAGCGCCTCAATGCGGCGGTAGTGGCCGCCTGACCAACAAAAAGCAGGCTGACCTAGCGGCCAGACGGGGAGACGGGAGAAATTTATGAAGAAACCGAAACTTTGCGTTGAGCCCGAAGAAACGCAGGATGAATACTGCATGACGGATGCGGATTTGGGTAACCTGACCAATCTGCTTCAGCAGGCCAATGATATCTGTGACTACTATCAGGATATGATACAGAATCGGTTGGGGCTGCTTTGCGTGGCCAACGCGGAGGCACACGATGAACTGATTGCACAGGTAGAGAGCTTCCGAGATACGGTGTTCGGCATGAGGAGGATTCAAAAATCGGAGAAAAATGCGCCAAGTGCCGGAATTTGACCGTTTTTTATCTGGGTTTTGACCGTGACAGGCTATTTTACGCGTGCTATAATTATCGTGTCAAAAGTGAACAGCAGAGAGCCGACGGGCGAAAACCCGGACGGCTCTTTTTGTACCCTGCTGATGGAGGCGTTTATGAGAAAAAGCGAGGTCAAAGCGCCGTATCGCTGCTTGAGCTGCGTTTATCTCAGCACATCCAGCGGCAAGGCTTACTGCCCATTTGCGGCGTGCTTGAAACGCCGTGATGAAAAACCCAAGGACGACGGAGGAAAAGAACATGGCAGAAATCAAGTGGGCAGAATCGGCACATCATCTGCCGATTGAGGCTTTCAGCCCGAATCCCAAGAATCCGAAAAAGCACACGAAAAAGCAGCTTGAGCATATCCGAAACTCCATTCTGCATTTTGGATTCCTTGACCCTATCGGCGTATGGGGCAAAGAACACGTTGTGGTGGAAGGGCATGGACGGCTGGAAGCGCTGAAACAGCTTGTGCAGGACGGAAAAATCAGGATTCCGGCGGAAGGCGTTCCGTGCATCATGCTTGACCATCTTTCCAAACGTGACCGAGATGCTTATATGCTTGAGCATAATCAGAGCACGATGGAAACGCCGTGGGATGACGACCTGCTGGATGATGTGCTGGGCGACATCGCGGATGAGGGGCTGGACATGGAGCAGTTCGGCTTTGAACTGCCCGGCGAAGAAGGCGGGGAGGACGGCAAATATACCAGCAGCATCAACATCCCGCAGTACGAGGTCAGGGGCGAAATGCCCAACTTTGCGGATATGCTGGACAGCGGCAGAACGGATGAGCTGATTCGAGAGATTGAGGCTTCCGGTGTAACGCAGGACGAGAAGAATTTTCTCGTGCAGGCGGCGAGGCGGCATAATGTTTTTAATTACCGAGCCATTGCCGAGTATTATGCACAGGCAACGCCGGAGATGCAGCGGCTCATGGAACACTCGGCGCTGGTCATCATCGACGTGGATGATGCCATTGCGCAGGGCTATGCCAAGCTGAACGGAACGATTCGGGACATGATCGGGGAGGACGGCGGCGATGCGGAATGATTTTGCCGTGTTGATTCTCTCACACGGGCGCGCGGACAGAGTATATACAATTCCGACGCTCCGTAAGGGTGGATATACAGGGAGAATCTATATCGTCGTTGATAACGAAGATGAACAGCAGGATGAGTATATAGCCCGATATGGTAAAGAAAATGTGATTGTGTTTGATAAGCTGGAAGCTATGAAGCACAGCGATACGATGGACAATTATGAAAAGCATAATATCGTGTTGTATGCCCGAAACTCCTGCTTTGAGATTGCAAAGCGGCTGGGGCTGTCATCATTCCTTGAGCTGGACGATGATTATACAGCGTTCGATTTTCGCTTTGAAAAGAGCGGGAAACTGGCGGCGAAGCACTGCACAGATCTTGATCGACTTTTCGAAGCAATGCTTAATTTTTTGTATGAATCCGGTTCGCTGGTTGTGGCACTGTCGCAGGGCGGTGATTACATCGGAGGGCTGAACGGAAAATATTTCGCGAAGAAGCTGAGCAGAAAGGCGATGAACGCCTTTTTCTGCCGTGTGGACAGGCCGTTTTCGTTTTTCGGCTCGATAAACGAGGATGTGAACATGTACGTCACACTCGGCAGCCGTGGCGAGAAGATTTTTTCTGTCACAGACGCGTCGCTTATCCAGAAAGAGACGCAGGCCAATGCAGGCGGGTTGACGGATATCTATCTCGATGTCGGAACATACGTCAAATCGTTTTACAGCGTGATGACGATGCCCTCCTGCGTTACGGTGGCCATGATGGGAGAAACGCACAGGCGTATGCATCATAATATCTCTTGGGTCAACTGTGTTCCCATGATTTTGAACGAAAAATACCGAAAGGCTGTGAGCCCCGAAAGGGTGGGTGACCATGGGAAAAAAGAGGGGACGGCCAAGGAAGGAGATTGCCAAGCTGGAATTTGAGCAGCTTTGCAAAATTCAGTGTACCGAAACGGAAATCTGCGGTATTTTTGGGATTTGCGAAGATACGCTGAATGCGTGGTGTAAACGCACCTACAAGCAGACTTTTTCGGAGGTCTATAAAATATATGCGCAGGATGGCAAGGTATCTCTTAGGCGCATGCAGTTCAACCTTGCGAAGAAATCCCCTGCGATGGCAATTTTCCTCGGCAAAAACATGCTGGGGCAGAGCGACGAGCCGACAATCGAGAACAACGATGCGGCGGTTGCTTCTGCCAATGCGCAAATCACGGCACTGGCTGACCTGATTCGCAACCCGCAGCCAAATAGAACGATGGATGATGTGACGGGGCAGGAGGACGGAACACCGTGATAAAGTACGCACCGTTTACAGTGAAGCAGGCCGAGTATATCCGGCGCTGTCAAAGTTGCTGGCTCAACGTCGCTGAGGGCGGCAAACGCGCGGGCAAGAACATCATCAATCTGGTGGCGTGGGCGGCGGCGCTGGATACGCACCCGGACAAAATACACCTTGCGGCCGGCACATCGGTATCGGCGGCGAAGATGAATATTCTGGATTCAAACGGCTTCGGTCTCAAAGCGATTTTTGATGGGCGGTGCAGGGAAGGAAAGTATCAGGCGCGAGATTGTCTGTTCATCCAATCGGTGAGAGGGCAGAAGATTGTGCTCTTTGCCGGAGGAAAGAAAGCGGATGATGCGGCGCGAATCAAAGGCAACAGCTATGGTACGGTATATATTACTGAGGTCAACGAGTGTCACGAAACCTTTGTGAAAGAGTGTATCGACCGAACGCTTGCGTCGAACAGGCGGCAGGTCTTTTTTGACCTGAACCCAAAGCCGCCAAGCCATTGGTTCTATCATGAATTTCTGGATTATCAGGACAAATTGAAAAAGCGGGGAGAGAACCCCGGCTACAACTACGAGCATTTTACAATTCTGGACAACTTATCGCTCAGCAATGAGCAGCTTCGGACAGAACTTGCCAAATACGAACAAAGTTCCATCTGGTTTCAGTCGGACATTCAGGGCTTGCGCACATCGGCGCGAGGCCGAATTTATGACAGCTATGTGCGAGATCAGGTGGCCGTAGGGCGCGAATGGATTGCAGGAAAGCGATTTATCGAGATGGCCGTTGGCGTGGACGTGGGCGGCACAGATGCGACTTGCGCAACCCTTACTGGTATCACGTCGGGGTGGCGGGATGTGGTGCATATCGACGGCCTTTACCATAAACAGGGAATCAGCGAGAAGATGACCGAGGCGAGGTATGCGCGGGCCATTGCTGAATGGCTGAAACCGTGGACGCGGATTTATCCACAAATTGCCAACGTTTATGTGGATAGTGCGGCAAAACTTTTTCGTGCTGCTCTGCGGGAAGAACTAAGTAAGCAGGGCATGGGGAGAATTACGGTCATCGGAACGGATAAGTCGGACGGCATCAGAGCACGAATTGAGCTGGTCTGCATGCTGCTGATGCAGGGGCGGTATCATGTGGCCGAACATCTTGCGCCGTGGCACGAGGCGTTGCAGATGGCAACGTGGGATGAGGCAGCCTATGAAAAAGGCGAATGGATGCGGCTGGATAATGGTTCGTACCCCGTCGATGCGCTGGATAGCTCCGAATACAGCATCTATCCATATGCCGGATATCTGGCGACGGTTGGATAAACAGGGAGGATTGAATCATGGACGAGCAGACGACTGTGCTTGCGCCGGAACAGGCGTGGGCGGCGCTGATGGCGCATCGAAGCGCGTATTATGCGCCATATTCCGCTGTTTATTGCGGCGCAGAAAAGGCGTTGAGAAAGACGGCCAAGCCGAAATCCTTCTGGCGGCGGGCGAGTAAGCAGAAAATCCATGTGCCGATTGCGGCTGACATTGCCACGACGGGCAGCGACCTGCTTTTTGGTGAACATCCCAAAATCATCTGTGTGGATGATATGAAGGAACAGCCGAACGGAGAAGGTCAGAAAAGGCTGGAGGAGATTCTGCGAATCAACGCCATGTCGGCGCTGCTCAACGAGGCGGCGGAAAGCGCGGCGGCGCTCGGCGACGTGTATCTCAAAATTGCATGGGATGTGCTGCGCTTGTCCTGCCCGATGATTCGCGTTGTGCAGGGTGATGATGCGTGGCCGGAATACAGGCTTGGAACGCTTCGGGCGATTCACTTCTTCACAATCATTGAGGAAGAACGCAGCGCGTCCGGCAATGTTCAGAGCGTCATCCGTGCGTATGAGCTGTATGAACCGAAGCGGATTTCCACCAGACTTTATCGCGGCACTTTGGACAGCCTCGGTGCACAGATGAGCGATGACGAGGTGCAAAAGCTGGGCATTGAGCCGGAAGTGAGCACGGGAACGGATGAGATTCTGGCCGTTCATGTGCCGAATATCAAACCCAATCGGATGTTCCGAGGCTCGTACATGGGGCGCAGCGATTATGACAATCTTCGTGATCTGATGGATGCGCTTGATGAATCCTATTCGAGCTGGATGCGGGATATCAGATTGGCCAAAGCACGGCTGATTGTTCCCGCACAGTTTCTTCGACGCAAGCCGGAAGAAATGTTTGGCGACAGCATGAATCGCCCACCGACGTTTGAGTTTGATGAAGATGTCGAGACGCTGGTCGCGCTGGACACCCAAAGCGGTTCTTTAGGTGGCGATGGTGAATCCAATAAGATTACGCCTTCTCAATTTTCCATCAGAGCGGATGAACATCAGAAAACATGTGTTGCGCTTGTCAGGGAAATTGTCACAGGCGCAGGATATTCGCCGCAGACTTTCGGCATCGACATTGAAGGAATGGCGCAATCTGGCACGGCACTTCGAATTCGTGAGAAGAAATCCTATTCAACGTGTGCCAAAAAGCAGACGTATTGGCAGGATACGCTGGAAGGATTGCTGACAGCCATGCTCCATCTTGACGCGCGGCTGTACCCGAAGAAGGGCAGCTCGCAGGAAATCCATGTGCATGTGCGCTTTCCGGGCATCTTTGCCAGCGATATGGCGACCACATCCTCCACGATTGAGATGATTAACCGCGCGCAGTCGGCTAGCGTACAGACAAAGGTGCGCATGCTGCATCCTGATTGGGACGAGACGCAGGTTGCTGCCGAAGTCAAGCTGATTTATGAGGAAAACGGAATCGGCATGGATGAGCCGGATGCGCGGCTGGGTGATTATGCACCGCTGCCGAATAAGCAGCATGCGCCGCTGGAAGATGAGCAGGAGGAATAGGGGGATGAATAAGCATGGCAATCCCCGTAGGCGAATACGAGAGCCTTGCGCAGCAGGTGCTTGAGGTTTACAACGAAGCGGAGCTGACCATGATTCGCCGCGTTGCACGCAGGCTGCTGAAGGGTGTGAACGCGCCTGGATGGGCCGAAAGAAAGCTGTCCGAAACAGCGCAGGTACACCGCCAACTTTCCGAGCTGCTTGCCGCTCTGACAAAGAACAGAGGGAAGATTACATCGGACACGCTGGAAACGGCCTATGCAGACGCACAGAAATGGTGCTTTGCGGATGCGAAAGCATATGCGCAATCCATCGGCATTTTGCATATTGCGCCGAACAGCGCAAAGGTAGCCGATATCTTGTCCGATCTCAACAGGCGACTGGATGCGGCAGACCGAAGGATTCTCCGCCAATGCGATGATGCGTATGCGGATGTGATAGCCGATGCGTCGGCGCTCGTGGCAACGGGTAGCATCACCTATCGGGAAGCGGTTGGACGCGCCCTTCGGGACTTTGCCGATAAGGGCATATCGTCCTTTGTTGACCGTTCCGGGCGGACATGGCAGATGGGAACATACGCGGAAATGGCGGTGCTGACTGCAATCACGCAGGCGACCGTCAGCGGGTATACCGATACTATGCAGAGCTACGGTTATGATTTGGCGATGATTTCATCGCACATGGATGCTTGCCCGCTTTGTGAAGCATGGCAGGGCGTTGTGGTTTCCGTTTCTGGAACGAATCATCGTTATCCGAGTTTGGATGACGCTTACGCCGCAGGAGTGTTCCATCCGCGGTGTCTGCATCATATTTCCATTTATCACGAGGGCATCACGCATGGAACACTGCGCAGTCGACCGCAGGCTGTACAGCAGCCGTCCGAAGGGTATACAGCCCGCAGCCGCCAACGGTACTGTGAACGGCAGATTCGGAGGTATAAACGGCGGCAGGCAGCAGCGGCAACGCCGGAGGAAGAACGGGAAGCGTTCAACATGGTGCGCAAGTGGCAGCGGATTACACGCCAGCACATTCAGAACGCGCCGACGACGCTTCTTCGGCATTATGACCGCGAGGGCGGCAGGGTGAAGCTCAGCGATGCAGCGCGAAAAATGAAAAAGTAGGAGGCATAACAGGTGCAGAAAAATACGGTTTGTCTGACGATGGAAGATGCGAAGCAGATCTATGAATTGTTTAACGCCTGTGCGTTGGCAGATTTGCATTACCATACCTGTCAGAGCGAGCTTTTTCGCCGTCATGTTTGCAGCACGTATAAGGCGGCCAACGTTGTAGACGCATTTGACAGACTGAAAGCCATGATTAACAGTTCCACCGAACAGGCAGAAAAGAAGGGGGAATAATCTATGCTGATTGGCAACGAGGAGAGAAGGAGCTTTAGCAGAACGCTTCGGGACGAAGAAAAGAGGCAGGTGCTTGCTTTACGGCTGTCCTATGATTCCGGCGAAATCATCCTCCAGATTGAGCAGATCGACAAGGACTACTGCATGGCGCATAGGCAGGATGTGCAGGAGGCTGTGAGCCAGTTCGTCTCCGATACGGTGCAAATGCTGGAGGATGCCGGACTGCCGAGCGTCAAATAATCCATGACCATCAGAGCGATTCTTTTTGGAGAGCGCTCTTTTGTTTTGCCCGGCGCGCGGGTTTCGCGCGCTCCGCCGAGCGGGAGACAGCCCGTCCAAAAGTCAAAGCGGATGACCAGAAAAAGGAGGAAAAGCAAATGTCTGATACCCCGAACTATGATTACCTCAAGCCCGTTCTCGGTGAGGAGCTTTTCGGCCAGTTTGCCGAGAAGATGGCCGCTGCACAGGGCATCCAACTCGCCAATGTGGGAGATGGAGCATACATCCCCAAGGCCAAGTATGACGCGGACAAGCGACAGCTTAGCTCGCAGATTACCCAACTGAATACCCAGCTCCAACAGGCGCAGGCAGCCGGGGCGAACGCGGCCGCGCTCAATCAGCAGGTCGCGCAGTTGACTGCTGACTTGGCTGCGCGGGATAAGACCATCGCCGACAGCGCGAAGAGGGGGCTGATTCTCGCAGAGCTGCGAAATGCTGGCGCGCGAGACCCCGAACTGCTGGTGCGCCTGATTGACATGGACAAGGTGACGCAGAAGGACGGGAGGCTTGAAGGGCTGGATGATCAGCTTAACCCGATGAAAACTGCACAGCCGTATCTTTTCGGCAATCTGACTGGCGG